GTCATTATTTTATCACGCTTCACACATTAAACCATATTGGTCCGATACTTTTACTAGAGTTGCCTCTATAGGTGATCACATTTTCTATAAACATTGAGGATTACATGAACAAACCAGGCCTGAATATACAAGACTTACACGTTGAAATTGAAAAGTTGGTAAGACGTGGGAAGGGCGAAGTTGATTACATTGATGCCGTCATTGATTATTGTGAAAAAAATAAACTAGACGTTGAAGCTATTGCCGCTCAAATTAGGAATGGAACCAACCTTAAAGCTAAAATTCAAGAGAGCGCTGAAAATCTTAATTATCTCCCTAAGACAACAAGGCTCCCTGTATGAAACCGCTTAAGAAGCAAGTCTGGGATCAAGCCTGGGATCAAATCAGTGATCCAGCCTGGGATCAAGTCTGGGGTCAAGTCTGGAATCAAGTAAGGGGTCAAGTCAGGGGTCAAGTCTTGTCTCAAGTCTATTGGCGAGTCAGGGATCATGCTGAGGATCAAGTAAGGGATCAAGTCTGTGATCAAGTAAGGGATCAAGTCTGGGATCAAGTTAGGAGTCAAGTCATGGCTCAAGTATGGGATCATGTTGAGGTTCAAGTATGGGATCAAGTTAGGAGTCAAGTCGGGGGTCAATTAATTGAAACCATTTGAAGCTTATAGTATGTTCATGGCTATGAAACTTCACTTCAAGTCAGATTACGATTATGTGAAGTATCAAGGTAAAACCAGACTAAAGAAGGATAATTTCTTATCTAGAAAAGACCAGGTATTCTATGATAAATTAGCTCGTGTGAAGAATATCAAATATTTGTTAATAGCAAATTTGTTTGAAAAGTCTAACATCTGGGTCGGTCATCTATTTAACGAAGATTCACTTGAAAAAGGTAAGAAATTACAAGCCAGGCATGAAAGCCTGACTTATCGCTTTGAGCAAGATCTGTCTAAATTTGATACACTCAATGAAGCACTCAATGTAAACAAAGCCGGTGATTATCCCCTTCTATATAATATGTATAAACAAGGTGAAGTGATGCCAGAGACGCTTTTAATACTCAATGATTTATATAAGATCTTTGACTATTGGGATAAAACTATTGAAGATAAGTTTCTCTGGCCACAAGAAAAAGACCGATTATTGAACTTAGGGTCTTTTTTATTATATGATCGTAATAAAATGAATGAAAAATGTATTTACTTATTCGGTAGAAAATAATATAAATAGAACTATATTATGCTTATGTGGATAAGTTGTAGACATTGTAATATAAGGAGAAAAGATAATGTCATTTGCAGACCTAAAAAAGAAGCGCAAAGCTTCATTCGATAAACTTCGCAGCGCGGCTGAAAAGGCCAAATCCAATAACAATTTTGATGATGATGATCGGTACTGGCGGCCGACACGAGATAAAGTAGGCAACGGCTCTGCTATTATCCGGTTCCTTCCAGCGCCTGAAGGTGAAGATCATCCATATATTCAATATTGGGATCATGGTTTTCAAGGCCCAGGTGGTTGGTATATTGAAAAATGTCTTACCACTCTTGGTAAGGATGACCCTTGTGCAGAATATAATTCTAAACTATGGGAATATGGCGAAGGCTCTGACCAAAGAGAACAAGCACGCAAACAGAAGCGCCGTCTCCACTTTGTAAGTAATATTTATGTAGTGAGTGATCCCGCTAACCCTGATAACGAAGGTAAGGTTTTCCTTTATGAATATGGTAAAAAGATCTTCGATAAGATCAATGATGCTATGTTCCCTGAATTTGATGATGATGTTGCATGCAATCCGTTTGATCTTTGGGAAGGTGCTAATTTCCGACTTCGTATTCGTAAAGTAGAAGGTTATGTCAATTACGACAAGTCTACTTTTGATGATGTATCAGCATTGTTTGATGATGATGATAAGTTGGAAGAAGTATACAAAGCTGAACACTCACTTGAAGCTGAAGTAGCCGAAGATAAGTTCAAGACATATGACCAATTGAAAGCTCGGTTGGATCGTGCTCTTGCCATTAACACTGCCACTGCTAGCACCGCTGAGGACGAAGATGAAACCTTGATTGAAGAAGCACCATGGGAGCCACCTAAGGAAGATGAGGTTACTGAAACCACATCATCTGACAGTGATGATGATGATGATTCGTTGGAATTTTTCCAGAAATTGGCTGAAGGTTAAATTATAGGGGAGGTCTTCGGGCCTCCCCTTACATTATCATGAAATATACTACAATTGAAAAAGTTATTGCTCGGTCACTAGATTATTATATTGGTCGGACCGATGAAGATGAACCCAAAGTTCCTATTCTAACTATGAAACAAGCCCGGGTTGGCTTGTATATCCGTATTCTATTACAATTTGTCAATTGGCTCACTTGCTTCTTTATTGTGGCAGGTGTTATTAGACATTGGTAATTTTTTTATAAAAAACCTAAATTAGTTGTTTACTTTTCAAACCAGTGTGGTATTATAATAACATAAGGTTTGAACAAAAGGAAACATACCATGCTGAACGTCTATCAAATTATCCTTACCGATGCTGAAATTAAAGAAGTTAATGAGCTCGGCTGGGAGGCATCCGAAAAGTCTTGGGTATACTCAAGCCGGAGTTTTGAAAACGATGTTGTCTTCTTTGAAGACAATTTCAAACATTATAAACATGTTGCAGATGTTGATGCCGATGACTTGGAAGAAGCATTTCATCTGATGAATATGTGGTCTGATCCTAATCGGGTTAAAATGATTGCTGATGAAGTTATGTCCATGTCGGTTGGTGATATCATCAAGATGGATGAAGACTTCTATGTTTGCATGTCTTTCGGCTTTGAAAAGATGAATATAAACTAAGTCAATTAAAAAAATAATTAAAAAATAATGCACTTTTTGGTTTACTTTTAACTAAAAATGTTTATTATAATATATATGATGCTTAATTGAAAGGAACTATATCATGGCTCATGAACTTGAAATTGTAGACGGCAAAGCCCAAATGGCCTATGTAAATGAAGTGCCCTGGCACGGCTTGGGTGTTAAGGTTGATCCGGATATTACACCGGATGAAATTCTTAAGGTAGCAGGACTTGATTGGACTGTTGAAAAGCGTGAAGTGATGTTCACCAAGTCAAATGGTGAAGTGACAACTGCACCAAAAAAGAATGCATTGGTACGGTCACATGATGACAAATTTCTGGATATTGTAGGTGCTGATTGGGTACCTGTTCAGAATGCCGATGCTCTGAACTTCTTTGATGATTATGTCAAGGAAGGTGGTATGACAATGGAAACCGCTGGTTCACTCAAGGATGGTCAAATTATCTGGGCTCTTGCCAAGGTAAATGAATCGTTTTCTTTGTTTGATGGTGCTGATGAAGTTGAGTCATATCTTTTGCTCTCTAATCCCCACCAGTTTGGTCGCGGTGTTGATATCCGCTTTACTCCTATCCGGGTTGTTTGTAACAACACCTTGACCCTGTCACTGGATGGCAAGGCTGCTACTGGTATTTCACTTAACCATCGGTCAGAATTTGATGCTAATCGTGTACATGATGCATTGAAGGAAGCTCACGCAAAGATGGAAGATTATGGTGAAATGTCACAATTCCTTGCTTCCAAGCGTTACACACAGGAAACATTGTTTGAATATTTCAACCGTGTATTCCCCAAGACTTCTAACAAGACTTCATTTGAAGATATGTTGAAGGAATGGAAGTCTAATGCTGAAAAGGTTGGCTCTCGTAATGCTCGGTTGGCTATGGATTATGTGGAAACACAGCCTGGCGCCGAATATGGTGAAGGGACCTTCTGGCAGGCCTACAACACTGTGACTTATATGACAAATCATGTTGTTGGTCACAGCTCTGACAGCCGTTTGCAGTCAACTTGGTTCGGTTCTAACAAGGACAAGAATATCCAGGCTTTGGGCCTTGCCCTTGAAATGGCGGAAGCCGCCTAAGCCGAAAGAAATGTATCAGCAGTCATTGCCGGGGGACGAGTGTTCTCCGGCAATTCTTTTTTAGGTGCAGTTGCAGTTTGATTTTGCAGGGCTGCTCTAAGCTCAGTATCAGCGCCACCTTGATTAATTACAATAGGTGCAGTTTCAGGTGTATATGAATGTGTAACACCTCTTCTATTCTTATTTACATTATCTATAAAATCCTGGGCCCTTTTTTGGCTCTCGGACATCACGCGCATATTATGTGTTTCTTTATCTATATCATCATCTGCTATTGATACTTCTGGAGCCGTAGCTCTATCAGGGATAGTCACATCTGGTATAGTCATATCAGGCGAAGCTTTTGAATCCGCAGTTTCAGGTGTATATGAATGTGTAACACCTCTTCTATTCTTATTTACATCATCTATAAAATCCTGTGCACTTTTTTTGCCCTTGGCAGTCACAAGTATATTATGTGTTTCTTTATCTATATCATCATCTGCTAAAATTGCATCTATTTCATCTTCAGTTAATTCGTTTACTCGTGCTAAGTCTACTTCAGAATCACCCCACCAGTCTTTATCATAGATACCTTTATCAATAGCCGACTTAAGTGCTTCTTCATTAACAGGTGTTTCACCTTCTTCTTCTAACCAATTACTCACCCATTGATCTACTTGTTCTTTTAGTTCAGGCCACCTCGTTTCTTCTTCGGGATCATTTTGGTGCATAACACCATATACACTTTCATAAACACCCCGCGCAATCTGGATAACAGTACCTGGTAAAGCCGTAACAATACCCCCAACAGAACTGGCAGCTTCAATAGCAGCACCATGATAATCACCGCGCATCAACTCATACAGCGCTAAACCACCACCAACAATCCAACTAAGACCAGGGATAGATTTACCTGCCAATTTAGCAAGAGCCTTTGGCGCTACCTTTTCAATAGCACTAGTAATGGCTTCTTTACCAATCTTTTTGCTTACCTTTTCTGATACTTCTTTTTTGCTCTTGT